TGCAGATCTAAGTCATGTCAGCAGACTGGTCAACAAACGACTAACACCGATTCTCAAACAAATACATTCCATAAGAGAACCACTTAAAGAAGACTGGACGGGTGGATTAACATTCAGACACATCGAAAACAATCTGTTATACTCTGCAGACTTATCATCTGCTACAGATTACGTATCTCATGAGATAAGTAAAACTATCATGAGAGCCATTTCAACGAGTCTAAAATGGGAATCCCGCTTCACCGAAGCAGCCTACAAGACAATAGGTTCTATGATAACGCAAGACGGAAAAGAAACAACAAGGGGAATCCATATGGGACTAGGAACTTCCTGGCCTATCCTCTCTCTCTTACACTATCATATTGCTTCTTCAGTATCTAACCCGAGTCAATTTAGAATTATGGGCGATGACTTAGTGGCTTCATGGACCAAACAACAAATTCAACTATATGAAGATTTAATGAAAAGATACGGACTTGTATTAAACAAATCTAAATCTTTCATCTCAAAAACATATGGTTGCTTCTGTGAATGTTTAGTGACTATCAGAAAAACAAAGAATAATCACTACCAAGAAGCTGTCATCAATCCAGGCATCAAAATCTCACAAGCTAGTGGAATGAAGCAATATTTTAAGAACATGTCTTATAATAAAGTGGCGTTCAACGTACATAAAGAACTCATGAAACTCAAGACTAACTTACTTCCGCTCAAGAGAATAATTCAATCCGTGTTAAAACGAACTTGTAACAAGTATGTAAAGAAGATACCATACTTTTTAGGTGGACAGAGTAATTGCAAAGAAAGAATAGCAAAAACTCGTGACGATTACATTGACTTAGCCCTTCTAATCACAAAGAACAAACCCCGAGAAATAGTTACTAAGGGACATGAAAAAGTGCATACTGCTCTCATCAAGCTTGAAAAATTATTTACCCTTAAAAAGGATAAAGAATCAATCCCGCGAGAAGAAGCTGAAGCTATGCTCATGTCATATTTCTCAGATATCGATCGATATGAAGGAAAGGTGACTACCTACCAAAGAAATGCAAGAGAAATATCCATCAAAGTCAGGCAAGCCAGACAAAACATGGAGAAATCAATTGCACGCGAGCGGGGAGTCGATAAAGTCAAAAAGTCAGATATAGTCAAATACTTACTAGGCTATATGTCCATGAAACAAGAAATGTCAAAACAAAAGATCAAAAAGATCTCTCGAGGCCTTCTTTCCAACCTTCCTTTTAAAAACTGGATAAAACTAATTCCTCAACAAGAATATATCACAAAAAGTGCTGTGAACAAATACTCCGTAAGAAATCAGGAGAACAATCCAATTTCCGCAGGAAAGACAACGACAGATAAACGGGCACAGAGTATAGGTAAAGCTTTTACTCTAAACATCCCGAAAACGCTGGTATCGTA